ATATTAATCCAAGTTCTATTATTGAACTTTTTAAGATTGAGTTAGTAGAAGGTTTGCATTATGAAACAGGCAATCCATCTAGTATTGATACTATTGTTAGATTTCATGCAGGTACAAATAAATTAGATAATACGAATATTATTTGGCAAGATGTTACATATCAAAAGTTTCCTTGTCAGGCAGAAGGTTTTGAATTTGATGGCTCATCTGGTTCTATACCTAGACCTACCTTTACAATCAGTAATATTTTAGGAACTATTACTGCCTTGTTCGCCACTGTTAATGCTGTTACTGCTAATAATGATTTAAATGGTGCAAAATTTACAAGGATTAGAACATTAGCAAGATATTTAGATGCTGCAAACTTTACTGGCGGTACAAATCCATTTGGAACACCTGATACAACACAGGAACTACCACAGGAGATATATTTCATAGATAGAAAAGTTGTTGAGAACAGAGAAGTAGTACAGTTTGAATTAGCATCTGAACTTGATTTAATTAATCTACAACTTCCTAAAAGAGTAGTTACTAGAGATCTGTTTCCTGGTGTTGGTACGTTTATTAATCAATGACATGGCAGGAAGATGCTTTTGTTCATGCAGAACAGGAAGCACCTAGAGAATCATGTGGACTCCTTGTTAATTATTTGAATAAAGATAAGTATATTCCCTGTAAAAACTTAGCTTTACATAATAATTTACAGTTCTTGTTAGACCCTTTAGATTGGGCTGATACGGAAGATAGATATGGAAGAATCCATGCTGTTATACATTCTCATCCAATTGGTACGGAGCATCCAAGTGAAGCAGATATTATAAGTTGTAAACGATCCAATAGAACTTGGTATATTATTGGACTAAAGACAAAAAGATGGTTTAAAT